GCTGGCTGCCCTGTTCCTGCCGATCTTGGCGAGCTGCTCGTGGGTCAAGCCCTGGCCACGCGATCCGGCGCCAGCGGTAACACCGTGCCCGATCGTGCAGTGTCTGGACCGGGCGCTCAAGACGTGCGATGGCGTGACCCCGCCCGCTGACGGCGTGCGCTCGTGTCAGGATGCCGTGCTGCTCGCGTCCGATGCGCTGGGCGAGGTGCTGGTGTGCCAGCAGGCGCACGCCGAGTTGATCAGATGCGTGGAGGACTTCAACCGTGCCAAAGAGCGATAAGACCATCTTCCCTCCCTACAAAGCAGTGGCGCTGGCGGACCTGATTCCGTATGCCCGCAACAGCCGCACGCACTCAGACGCACAGGTCGCGCAGATCGCCGCCAGCATCCGAGAGTTCGGGTTCACCAATCCCGTGCTCGTCGATGGCGACCGCGGAATCATTGCCGGTCACGGGCGCGTGCTTGCTGCGCGAAAGCTCGGCATGGACACCGTTCCCGTGATCGAACTTGCGCACCTGAGCGAGGCGCAGAAGCGGGCCTATGTCATCGCCGATAACAAGCTGGCGCTGAATGCCGGGTGGGATGATGAGATGTTGCGCGCGGAGTTCGAGGAACTCGGGGACGCGGGATTCGATCTGGCGTTGACGGGTTTTGATGGGGCGGAGATTGCAGCGCTTGCCTATCCCGTGCCCGAAGTGATCCCAGAGTCCAGCGCGAAAGAAATCGACACCGATTATCAGATGGGCCACACCTGCCCAAAATGCGGGTTCGAGTTCGATGCAAAAGCCTGACTGCGCGTGGAGCATTGCCGACCTCGAGGCCATGCCAAGCAACGGCATCAAGGTTATGAGCACGTTTGCGTGTGGCGGAGGATCGAGTCTCGGATACAAGCGGGCGGGCTGTGAGGTCATCGCGGCAAACGACATCGACCCCGAGATGGCTTGGCACTACAAGTTGAACATAAAGCCCAAGCACTACTTTCTGTGCCCGATTCGCGACCTCCTGACCGCAGAGCTTCCGCCGGAACTGTTCGATCTGGACATCCTCGACGGGTCGCCGCCGTGCAGCACGTTCAGCATGGCCGGCAGTCGTGAGAAGGCATGGGGCAAGGACAAGCACTTCCGCGAAGGACAGGCCAAGCAGGTTCTATCCGATCTGTTCTTTGACTACCTCGACTTGGTGGGGCAGCTAAATCCAAAGGTGGCGATTGCCGAGAACGTCAAGGGCATGATTTTGGGCAACGCCAAGGGCTACACGAAGATGGTGATGCGGCGCTTCCGGGAGCTTGGTTATAGGCCGCAGTTGTTCCTTCTGAATGCCGCCGATTGCGGAGTACCGCAGCGCCGGGAGCGGGTGTTCTTCTGTGCTGTGCGCGATGACATCAAGGCGCCGCCGTTGAAGCTGGCGCCCAAGCATCGCTGGATCTCGGCAGGCGAGGCCACGGCAGACGTTCAGGTGTTGACGGATTCGGAGCGGGAAGACACGCAGCCGGATCAATCCGCGTCGCGCTATTGGGGCGACACGCTGCGCGGCGACACGTTCGAAGCTGCATACATGAAGAAAACGGGGAAGAAGGCTTTTTACAACCACATCAAGGTGGACGACAGATCTCCAGTGTCGACGCTTTCGAGCCAGTCCCATTGCTACACCCACTGGTCACAATGCCGAAAGCTCACCTTCCGCGAATGGAAACGCCTAGGCAGCTTCCCAGACGACTACCACGCCAAGACCGACAAGATCGGAAGGTACATGATCGGGATGAGCGTCCCGCCGAAGATGACGGAAGCCGTGGCCCGCGCAGTGGTTGAACAGTGGCTCAGGCCCGCCTGATGGCCAACCCTGCCCACAAGCCCACCGAAGCCACCCGCGCACAGGTCGACGCGCTGGCGGGCCTCGTTGGCTTGCCGCAGGCTGACATTGCCGCGTTCCTTCAGATCGACCTGAAGACGCTGCGCAAGCACTACCGCAAGGAACTCGACACCGCGACCACCAAGGCCAACGCTGCCGTAGCCAAGGCGCTTTTCACCAAGGCCACCAAGGGCAACGACACCGCGGCCATGATCTTCTGGCTGAAGGCGCGCGCCAAGTGGCGAGAAAAGACGGTGGAGGAAGTTCAGGACGAGGCGCTGCAAATGCCCACGCGCGTGAACATCCGAATCGTCGACGCGAGCGTTCCCCGTGACCCTTGAAGTGGATTCGATCATGAACGGGCCACAAGCCCGCTTCATGGCGATGAACCACAAGTTCCGCGCGTTCGTGGGCGGCTTCGGCTCGGGCAAGACGTGGACCATCAGTAGCGCACTCTGCGCGCACGCCTACGAGCACCAGGGCGTCGCCGCGGGCTATTTTGCGCCGACCTACGGGCACATCCGCGACATTTTCTACCCGACGGTCGAGGAGGTCGCCGATCAGTGGGGTCTGACGGCATCCGTCAAGCAGGGCGTGCATGAGGTGACGCTCAGGCGCGGACATCGCGTGCTGACCACCATTATCTGCCGGTCGATGGACAAACCCGGCGACATTGTGGGTTTCAAGATCGGGCGGGCCGCAATCGACGAACTGGACATCCTGCCAAAGCAGAAGGCCGAGACCGCTTGGCGCAAGATCATCGCCCGCCTGCGCGTGGTCAAGTCGGGCCTGGTCAACGGCGTGGACGTGGCGACGACACCCGAGGGATTCCGGTTCACCTATGACCAGTTCGTGAAGCAACCGCGCGAGCGGCCAGAGGTCGCCGAGCTGTACGGGATCGTTCAGGCCAGCACCTACGAGAACGGCAAGAACCTGCCGCCCGACTACATCCCGTCCCTGCGCGCAAGCTACCCGCCGCAACTAATCGATGCCTACCTGGATGGGAAGTTCGTCAACCTCACCAGCGGCGCGGTCTACCCGAACTTCGATCGGCGGTTGAACCACACGCCCGAGCGGATCCGGCCAGGCGAAGCGCTGCACATCGGGATGGACTTCAACGTGCTGAACATGACGGCCATCGTGTCCGTGATCCGCGATGACAAGCCGCTGACGCTGGCCGAGGTGTGCAAGGTGCGCGACACGCCGACCATGACGCGGGTGCTGCGCGAACGATTCCCGGAGCACCCCATCACGATCTACCCGGACGCCAGCGGCGGCAACACCAGCAGCAAGGACGCCAGCGAGTCCGATCTATCCATCCTGCGCCAGGCCGGGTTCACCGTCCGCGCGAACGCCAGCAACCCGGCGGTGCGCGATCGCGTGAACTCGGTCAATGCGCTGGTTCTGAACGGTGCGGGCGCGCGCTCGTGGAAGGTCAACACCGACGCCTGCCCGACGCTGACCGAGTGCATCGAGCAACAGGCATATGACACCAGCGGCGAACCCGACAAGGCAGCCGGCATGGATCACGCGCCCGACGCTGCGGGCTATTTCCTGGCGCACCGCTGGCCCATCGTCAAGCGCACGGCGACCGCCGCACCACTGAGGACGCACGCATGAAATTTTGCAAGAACTGCCGGCATTGGGCCGACAACGTGGAAATGGAGGAGTACGACCTGGAGGCTGCCGCAGCCGCCGGCCCAACGTATCCAATGGACGCCTGGCCGTGCCTGCATCCGAAGATCGGCGGCGGCTACAGTGAAGAAGCCCACAAGGCCAGCGACGCGGCGAACTCCTATGAAACCATCATCACTGGCCCGCTTTTCGGCTGCATCCACTTTGAGGCGAAGCAATGAAAGTGAACGACACCGATCCGCGCGTCAGTGCAATGCAGCCCGATTGGGAGCTGATCGAGACGCTGCTCGGCGGAACGCGAGCGATGCGCGCAGCGGGCGAGAAGTACCTTCCGCGGTGGTCGCTCGAAGACCGCGCGGACTATGACGCCCGGTTGAAACTCGCCACGCTGTTTCCGGCCACCGACGAGACAATCCGCCAGCTCACCGGCCGGGTGTTCGGCGATGAAGTCGGGGACGACGAGGTGCTGGCGTGGATCAAGGATGAGGTTTGGCCGAATATGGACATGCAGGACGCGAACGGGCATGTGTTCGCCCGGGCGTGGTTTCGCGCTGGCCTCTCCTTCGGTCTGGCCCATGTGCTGGTCGAGGCGCCGCTCGCGCCCGAGGTGCGCACGCAGGCAGATCAGCGCGCATCCGGTGTGCGGCCCTACTGCATCCTGCTGACGCCCGGCCGGGTACTTGGCTGGAAGATCGGCGACGACAACAAGCTGGCGCAGTTGCGCGTCACCTGGAGCCGCACGCAGCCCGGCGAATTCGGAGACGAGATCGTGCCGCAGATCCGGGTCTATGACGCCATGCCCGGCGCGCCGGTCAGTGTGCGGACTTTCGAGAAGGTGCGAACCAACGACGGCAAGCACCAGTGGGCCCTGGTCGAGCAGGTGACCATGGGTGTCGATGCGATCCCGCTGGCGACGTTCTACACCGGCAAGACCGAGCCGATGTGCGCGATCCCGCCGCTTCGCGAACTGGCCTACCTCAACGCCAAGCATTGGGCGAAGCAGTGCAGCAATGACAGCCTGATTGACGTGGCATCGGTGCCGATCCTGTGCGCCATCGGCATCGACGACGAGAAGACCAGCATTCCCATCGGCGCCAAGGCTGCGGTCCGGATCAGCAACCCGCAAGGCAAACTGATGTTCGTGGAGCACTCCGGCCAGGCCATCGGCGCGGGCCGGCAGTCGCTGCTCGACCTCGAACAGCAGATGAAGGCCATCGGCGCCAAGTTGATCGAGCCGGGCGCGGCGACCAAGACGGCCACGCAGGCGGGCGAGGAAGCGGCGCAGTCCAACAGCGTGCTCGCTGGCTGGGTGCGCGACTTCGCCGACGCGATGGCGGCCCTACTCGACGTGATAGCCAGCTACCGCGGCGACGCCGAGGGCGGCAAAGTCACGATCCACGCCGACCTGGACCCGGACACGACGCCGAACGAGAGCATGCAGGTGCTGACCAAGATGGTCACCGCGCGCGCCCTGTCGCCGCGCGGGCTGTTCGAGGAAGGCAAGCGCCGCGGCCTGATCAGCAGTGAGCGGGAATGGGACGACGAACAGGAGCTGATCGCGCTCGACACGCCGGAGCCGGTGACGGAGCCGCGCGCGATGGTGGCGCCTGAATGACCTACGACACCCACCTTGAGTGGGCGTGGCGCAAGTATCGGCAGGCGGCGCGCTGGAATGAACGCGCGCACGACGCCGGGCATATCTTGTGGCAAGTGGCTGATGGATGGTGGCCATGACCGACCCCACACCCCGCGAGATCGCCAGCCGCTATACCCGCCGGGCCTTTTCGGTTCTGCGCGTGGCGGCCGGGCTGGCTGCATCTGCCGATGCCGACGTGGCCCGCCTTGGCCGGCAGATTCAGCGCATC